CCGCCAGTAACACTAAGCCCTGTACCTGGTTGCACTGCACCGTTAGTACTTGCGCCGGCCACTGGTAAATCAGTAGCAGTTAATGCTCTAAATGTAGGTGCCGCAGCACTACCCGTAGTAGGTCCAGCAAATACTGTTGCTGCGGTTTGATTCTCAAGGCTGCTTGTAATTGTTGCAACACCTGTCGTTGCGTCGATAGCTGCACTAAATGCAAGCGGAGTAGTGTCAGTAAATACAAAGCTATTTATGATACCAGAAGACTGTACCCATGCATTACCATTCCAAACATATTGTACTTTTGAACCTGTATTAAAGTGTTGTTGTCCCGTAAAAACGCCATCTACGCTGGGAGCGGATGCTGAAAAAGTTGTTGTAGATTCATTAGCTAGTTTCGTAGCAGTTACTGCATCATCAGCAATTTTAGCTGTTATTATTGCACTATTAGGAATTTTAGCAGTTGTAACTGCACTTTCTGCAATGGTTGTAGCAAATGATCCAGTGCCCGTGCCTGTCACGTCACCAGTTAGCGTTATAGTTTGATCGCCTGTATTAGTGCCGCTGCTAGTGCCTGAATGGGTGCCACTTACCGTGCCAGTTTGTGTAGCAAGCGTACCAAGCCCCAGCGTCTGGCGTTGCGTTGCAGCATCTGCATCATCGAGCAAAGCACGACCAGCAGCCGTGAGTGTAATTTCTTCCGCAGTACCTGCGCCTGAACTAAAGCGACCTATAATTTTGTCTGTAGCTGTAAGGCCAAGTGCCGCTACACCTAATTTTGTAGTGCTAGCTTGGTTTAGCTTGACCAAGTTAATACTGCTACTATCCGCTAAATCAGCAGCGCCCTGGAATAAACTTTTAGCTGTTATTTTTTTGGTCTCGCTAGAGCTGCTATCGACAATAGGTAGTAAATCGCCTGCTTCTAGTGATCCTTGCCCTAGTTCGTTAAGTTGTGATATGCGTTGGTCAGCCATGGGAAAATACCTGATGCCCTATTCTAGTCGGTAAGTTCAGTTAGCAGGAAGTCTAGGGATTCTTCAATTTCAATGCGGTCAGTATCTTCCTTCAACAGGTAGCCCGATGGTTCGCCAATCAATAGCCGAATTTCACCAGTTGTTACAAAGTCAAAAACGCACGAAATTATTTGATCTGCCTTTACTTCGATACCTGCTTTTGTTATGGCTGCATCAAATTCATAATAGATATCTTGTGTTTCAGAATAAATATCATCTTCTGTTAATTGCAAAAAGCATTTAAACTCACTGCCAATATCAGTGCGATTTATTAATTGAAGCATTAGTAATGAGTTCTCTGTTTGGCCGCTATTTTCTGTATTAAAAAAGCAATCAACACTACCACTACCACTAATTAGACCAGCCGAATACATACGCTTAAACTTATCGGACATTGTTGTTGTCTCTAATGCTTCGCGATCTGTGTTAAATGTAAATCCAGTTACATCTCCTAAAACACGCTCAACAGATCCGTTTATCTGTACGCTAATTGTTAAAGCATCGCCAGTAAATGTCTCTAGTGGATATTCATCAGCTCTAGTATTATTAATTGCAGCACTAAACGTATCAAATAAACGAATACCTCCCATTGCATTTATATTTACATAAGCTTTTATGTTACCTTGAGTTGCGCCGTTAGGCCATGTAGCAGCAGGTAAAAAATCTAGTCCCCTGTTATCTGCTGTTGTAATTGTAATCTGATCTCCAGTTACTATATTTTCTAGTGAATCAATAAAGCTAAAGCGGCTTAATGATACGTTTATATCTGCTGGCAATATTTTGCTGCTAAATGATTCAACAGATTTGCGTTGTAATTTTATTTTGCCGTAATGCCCTAAGAAATATGTCATGCGTCAACAAGTTCACGGAATGGCCCGTCAACNGTAAAATTAATAGCAACTGAACTTAGCTCACCAGTGCTCACCTGTAACGATGCACTTGTGATAAAAGCGTTAAATGCAATATCATCTTTTATATCCACACCATTTGTATTTGTAACAGATGCAACACGTAATACCATCCCGACCCCATCGCTAGCAGTAACTCCAGCCGATGTAGTCTTCATTATCTTGTCTAAAAAACTGTTAAATTGTACGCCAGTATCAGTTGCTTCTTTACGATAATATAAAACTGTTGCACTTCCAGTGGAACTTACGATGCCCGGCGTATAGCTTTTAACAGCAGAATCTAACGTGGTAGTTTCCAATAATTCTAAGGTGGTCTCCAAGCTCCAATCGCGTAATTTTAATGCTTGATCGGCTGATACTGGTGTTACNTCANCTGTGCCGACAGTTGTAAGAAATAAGGCCCCAGAGCGCCCAGTATAAAACGCCATACTATGGAAGCGGCAATGTCTTTTTAGTCTAGCGCACCAGTCACAGTAAAAATACCATCGTCAAAATTTGCAATTTCTGATAACCCATCGCTGGTACATGGGTAGTTGGTGGCTCGTACCGTGATTTCACCTTCTTCGTCCATTTCTACTTCCGTTACCCTGAATACACGCCTAGTAGTGGTTTTCTGACCAAGTACAAATAGGTAGCCCTCCACATCAGCTAAGCTCGCAGCAATATTAGCGCTAGTAGTAGCAGTTCTTGAAATTACTCCTTTGCCGCTTTGATATAGCAAAAATTCATAACTGCCATCAATCAACGAATTATCCAATGGGATATTCAATACACCGCCAGGGCCAATGATGCCTGTACGAATGCCATCCCAGCTATTCTGTCCAATATCAACATAAACAAATGCACCAGGGCTGACAGGATCCATGGTAGGAAATGTCTTAAATTCAATCGCCACTTTTATGTGCCGTCTTATTTGGCATAGGAATTTACCATAGACTATTGCCTGCTCTCTAGTGCTAACAAATTGTGCTGTGTTAAAAGTTTGGCGTATTGCATCTTCTTCTTTTGCTGTTTTTAGTCGTACTTCTATTGCACGGTTAACCGAAAATGTGCCATTTACATCAGCACCACGGTATACAATGGTTGCAATTAAATCTTGTACATTAGAGCCGTAATCAAGATGCTCTTCTTTGTAGCTGTCTTCTAGTATATTACCCTGGTTAAATAGTGCAGTTACATTTACAACTCGATTCATCGCTCCAGTATTTGCATCGTATGGCACGGCTGGGATTAGGGTTTCCCTGCCGCCAATACGAGCAAATTCCAACAAACTAAATGGTGCAACTTCTACCCAGAATTGCCGCCAGCTAGTAATATCAGCAATAATGCCATCCATAAATAGTTTATTTNCACGGCAAAANCGTTTTGATTTTTCAAGTTGTACAAGATCTACGCCTTCGATTTTGGCATATTTGCCAATGCCATCTTCTGCATCNACGATAGTATCTAAAAATATATCTGGTGCATGTGCTGCACAGCCAACAGCATCCGACTGATCTAATCGTGTTGATACTCGGCCATGAGTTACAAATGCAGTAAAGCTACGCAAGTCTTGTAAATTACGTCCCGAATATAAATTAAGACCCACCATGCTAAGGTTTTTATATAAATTTTCAAATTCGTCGAATGACTGTGTTTGTTGTTCAGAAACGCAGGTTAATGTAAATTCAGGGCCACTATCAAATGAAAATTGAGTTTGGCTATCGGCGTCTAGGTTAAATATGTCCCATTCGTTTGTAGCCATTACAGCTTCGTTTAAAACTGGATACCCTTGCGAACTATTAAGCAGCCGTCCACTTGCTATAAATTTATTACCGTCCGATAAATTAATTGTAATTGGTGTTGGCGATAGTTCTAAATAGAAAAAGTCGGTCGTCCCATCGCCTTTAAGTAGCTCGTTGTTACGTAACCGTATTTCGGCTAGAGAGTCATAGATACCTATCATTTTAAATTCCCAGTACTCAAGAGAACTATTAGCACTAATGAATTTAAAATAATTAAAGTCGTCAATATCCGCCCTATTGCTAATTGCAAGAATAAATGGTACTGTAGTAAAACTTGATTGGCCTGATTTACGATACTGAAATAAAAACATTGCTGTTCTGCGTTTTACGCCGTTATCACTGCTTGGATACCCCTTAACATTTTGCGATCCGTACTGCTGTTGCCTGCCTGTTATACGTTTAAAAACACGGCTTTTGATTGCAAAGTCAACTATACTGCACTTTTGTATTGTGCGGTATGAAGCAGTCTCTACTTTAACTAATGCTTTGTTTAAAATTAACTGAGTTCCTTGCGCTTGAGCGGTGTTACTTTGTTTTAGATTTAGCTCATTTTGCAATGCTGTAATAATAGCTACAGAAGGGACTATCATCTCTCTTAACGATTGAGGTACTTTTTGTTTGGTTTTTTCAAGTTCATTAAACTGTTCAATAAATTTTAGTGAGGCGCGGTATGCAGTAAGTTGCTGGACTCTGCCTTCCGCAACTAGCATGTTTTCTATGGTAGTAAATTGATCTATTGTTACATTGCTTCCTAGCGCATAAGCTGCACTTGGAGAATAACCACGCTCGACACATTGTAATGTGACGTTCATATCCCCTTCATCAGGAGAATTACGGTTTAGGTCTACTACTTTAAACACAGCAGAACCAAGTTTAAATACACCCGCACTATCAAATACACTTGCAAGTGTCCGAGATGTTTCCTGGGCTTGCCTTGAGATATTATCTAAAGTTGGCAGTTTTACGCCGGTTTCTTTTTCTATGTAAGAATTGTAATCTGATCGTGCTGCTGTCGTTACAACAGCCACGTTTTGCGGGATAGTTATAACTATTGACGCGCCTTTTGATATTTCCGCTCCACTTACCCACTGCAAAGAAGAAGTTATGCCTAAAGGAAACTCTTGTTTAAAGCCTTGATCGTCTCTCTGGTAAATTTTTACATTGATTGGTACAACACCATAAACACCAAATGCGTTTTGAGTGCCAGGGCTATACGCTTGGCTAAATCCATCCACTCGTACATTATCGGACGATGGTTGCAAACGGTAAGGGTTATTTATGCCGGTGCCATAAAATGTAGGATCTGATGATGCCCGACCGTAATCTTCATCGTTCCAGGTTAATAGGCCAGTGCTTTGATTGTTATGGTAAAAGAATTTATTTTGTGCTACTAAATCTTCCAATGCAACTTGCCCAAATGCTGACTTATCGGCATTTATGTTTGCGATGCGTCCAGCACCTAATACTAATAGAAGCTGCACAAATTGCGATGATCCATAACTACGTACAGCGCTCCACACTAATGATGTGGCGGCACGTACTGCACCTTTAGGATTAATATCAGTATTGCAATAAATCAAATTTATGGGATCACCATATTTTGCTAAGTCTTGCTGCCCATTGAAACCAAATCGTGGAGAAAAGCGTTGCTCACGGGTTTGCGGTTCTCCTGCTGTTGAACCGGCAACAGCGGCAGAAGGCGCTTTTGGTTTTGGCGCTAATAAAGCAGACGCAACCTGAAAGAGTATCCCTATAACTGTTAAAACGAGGCTAATAGTGCCAGGGTCTCCACGCGCATCAAGAATAGTGCCCATCTTAGGATCACTATATGCAGCTTGTACAGCAATAAATTCTAAATATTCTTCTTTACTAATCCCTAGCTG